CTCCGCATCCTTTCCAGCCTCAAGAGCAAGCTCGTGAAGGTCTGCGTACTTCTTTTGCATTGATGTAATCTGTGCTGCTGTGGCAGCAGATGCTGCGGATGTGTCGCCTCCAACAGCATTCACCCCTTTGTACTTTGCGGCGAAATCGCCGCCATAAGCGAGAGCGTGGGCTTTCTTTGCCTCCTCAAGCATCTTGCCTGAGTAGGACTGTTGCAACACAAGCTCCTCCTCGCCGAATCGCTTAATGTCGTCCTGTTTCTTTTTCGCGTCGTCGGCAACAGCCTTGCGGCGAGCATCAAGAGCATCCCTAAACATCGAAGCGCTGTCTCGAATTTCCTGAGCATTCTGCTCTGACGCGCTCGTGATTGCATCAAGCTGCGCACCTATAGTGCGAAAGTCGCCAGTAAGCAAAACAGCCGCTTTGGCCGCATACTCTCCAATTGCATTCCCAGCGAGCCTGAATGCAGCACCAACACCCATTGCTGCATCCGCAACAAAAGCAAGAGTGTCGGATACATCTTCGCCCCACTCCTTCAACTTTTTGTCGTTAGCTAAAGCAGCCGCTTCGTGATTCACCTCTTTATACGCGCCCGACAACCCCATAACTAAGAATGTGTACGACTCAAGTCCAACTTCGCCCAATCTTAGCTTTAGGTCATCCTGATAACGAGTCATCGAATTGACTTGCTTGGCAGCGGTCGTCATGGCCGCTTCGTATGTGCCGGAGATTTTCGCACCCTCTGTCATCACGGCATTTACAACAGCCTGCATACGCTCCTGCTGCGTCAAGGCCGATGTTGTCTTGTGCAGCGCGTCTGCCTGAGCTTTGTACGCATTCTCCATGCTCACCTGAAGACCAATGCCGCGAAGCACGTCGGTCTGTCCGGTGGTGATGCCGTGAATCATCCGCTCGAACGCTTCGGTCGAGTTTATGTTGCCAATAACGGCGGCATCTTGCGCAATACGCGCAAGTTTTGATGATTGAGTTAGGTCGATTTGAGCTTGAGCGAGGCGCGTCATCTGTTGGCGCGACCCCTCGATTGAAATACCGGTCTTCTGCAACCCTTTGGCAAAATCATCCATCTGCGCCGCAGTGTATCCAGCGTTGTTGCCAACAAGGTGCATCGAGATTCCGAGCGTCTCATTGCGAGCGGCCATTTTCGTGGCCTCCATCGCATAGTCGATGGTCATTGCCTTCAGGGATGAAAGAGCGCCTCCGATGGCCTCTGCACCAAGAACACCAGCCGCCATTGCGGCGGTCATCTTGGCAAATGACGGGGCGGAGGACTCCGCCGCCTTGCCGAGCTTCTTTACATCATCCTCAACCTGCTTGACTGTGACACCAACACCGGACGCATCAGCCGAGATTTTTACTCTTACATCATCCCCGCTATTCGTTGCCATTTTGTCGCGCCCTTTCGCCGTTTGCTATCGTCACGAATCGCATCAACTTTGCCGGTTGGTCAGCCCATCCGCCAGCGTGCGGCATGATGCCGCGATTGTAATGGTCAGAGGCTACGAACACAACATCGAACTCGCCATACCATTGAACGGGGCACTCGGTTTCAATGTGCCCGTCTGGGGACTTTGCAAATGCAGCAGTTTCAACCCAAACCTGAACGGTCTTGCAGATGCGCGGAGCTTCGTTCTTGGCTGGGCAAATTCCGCAACGCTTACCCTGAAACCACGCTGCGGCTGCCGCTGCTACTTTTTTTCTTCGTCCGCCGTAGGGAATGCAACACCAATCACCAAGCGATTCATGGATAGAAGTGTTTGGCGTGTTTTTGCATCGGAGATGTCGGCCTTGGTGGTCAGAACATTCGGGTCGTAATCAACCCCATCAATCGAGATTGAATCGACGCAGTTACGCAAGATGTAGCCAGACAGCTTGATTGCACCATCAAGCCCACCGACAACTGACATTGATGCGATTGTCGCCTGCATCACCGTGTCCATCACCTTTACGTCGATGCGAATTCCATCTTTCTCAACCAGCTCGGACTGCCCTTTAAGTAGCTTCATGCGCCACTCCTTATGTGAACAAAATCTGGAATTGGTCGTCGCTTGCTGACTCGTAAAGCCCGTATGTCAGCTCAACCAAGTCTCGCTCTGCGCGCTCTGCGTATGCGATGTCCTTTTTGCGCATCACCGGAGCGGTGATTGTGCAGATATTTCCAGCCACAGAACCAAGGGCTGCCGAGAATGTAGTGTTTGTTCCGGCGGATAGCGCAGTCCACTCGGCAGCAGTGTTGATTGAGTCCTTGCTGAGAGTCAATGTTGGGTTTCGATTTGCAACAACAAAACTATTCTCGCCGGTGATGTAGTGATTCTGCACATCGTTGCCAAAGTCCATTCCGAACTTGCCAACCTTAATGACGGCGCCATCATTGACTACGGTGGCGCTGGACATCACGATTGGCTGAGTTGAATCGAATACAGAGCCTGCTGGCGCAGCCACGACAGTTGGTACGGCGTAGGCGGCCTGCATAGAGAAGGTGACGATTGATACTGCATCCATGCTCGAATCAACTTTTGCGGTGCCAACGGCGCCAATCAGCTTCCATAGCAAACCGTCGATGTACGCATAGATGGATGCTGATTTTTCGGTGGATGTGGAAGGTTTATAGCCGACCGATGTGGACGCAACGACAGTCTCTGCAAGTCGGCACGCTTGAAGCAAAGGCGAGACTTCTGGGGCAGTTCCAGCGGCACCGGAGCCGCGAATCTCTGCAACGATTTCAATGCTTACGGTTTCCTTACCAATCAAGTGCGCCAAAGCGCCCATTGTCTGCTTCACAACCTTGCGGTCGATTGCGGTCGTGTTTTTCTTTACCTTGAATGAGCGAACGCGAACTGCATCAGTCCCGACTACCGGAACAGCATCAGTCCCCTTCGTTGTTTCCAGTTTTGCAAGCAGAACTCGGTCAAAAATAGTTGCCATGATTTCACCTCCGAAGGGTTAAGTTGGGTTCGAGCCGGTAGAGTCGCGCGCTCTGTCAGGCGCTACTGGCTGAGTGGGTTCTGCCGGTGGTACATTTTGCTTGGTTGCCATCACATGCCTCCGCTGTATGAGCCTTCATAGAACAGTCTTATCGGGCGCGTAAATGAAGCAACATCATCATCGCCAGACAAGTCTTTATCTGCGTCACCTTGGATTGTCGCATGGGCAACGGCTCCTGCCAAGGTGGGGTCTGCCGCAATCGCTTTTTTTATCGCCAAATCCAACTCGTTCATTCTGGATGACATTGCCGTTCTGCCACGCACATAGCACACCAACTTGACCACAGTGTATATATCGGCCAACCCTCCGGTCTTGTATTGAATGTCGGAGTCGCCAGTATCAACAACGGCGACCGCAGGGTAGCCATTCTCATACAACAACTGCGTGCGCGTGCTTCTCTGCACCTTCTTAACCTCAACGGCGTATCCGTTGGCGACGGTGATTGTCGCCAGCCTATTCTCCAAAGCCACGATTGCTTGTTCGCGCGTCGTCATGCTGGAGCCACCGACCAATCGCGCTCTGTCAGTATTTCAACCGGAATAATAGCCATAGCCTGCGCGCCAAGAAGCGCCTCATCAATTTCGATTGCCCCAGACACCCTAGCGTATCGAACAAGACCGCCGAGCGTTTGACGGCCTCCAGATGCTGTTGGCTCAAGTGCGGATGTGATGGCATCAATGATTGGGTTTAACTGGGATGTCGAGATGGATTCATCGCCCTCGCCAACATTGACATAGACGACGAGGATGACGTTGAGCGCCCACCTGTTTGGTGAACCTTCTTTTACGTCAGCGCGCTCCCCTTGTTGCACCTGAAAGAATGCAGGCTGACTCTCTGCTGGAACCTCCGTGAACGCCTTGAGTCTGCGCCCCTTGGTCTTGAATTGAGACAATCCGCCAATCAAGTCGAATAGCGCCTGATAGATATTCTCTCGATTCATGCCATCCCCTCACGGACAGCCATCAGAATATCCGCTCTCGCCTTGTCAGCAATCTCATTAAGGGATGAACGGAGGAACGAGCGCTCCGGCAAGTTTACGTGGCGTTGATGAGTCTTGACTGTTACAGCTCCAGCGCTCTTGCCGAATTTTCCGGTCTGACGAACTTTGTAAATTCGCTCGCCATCTTTCCCTTTGACGGAGTACGTCGCCCTTCTCATTTGAGCCTGAGTGCGACGAATATGCGCCGCAACGGTGACAACTCCATTGAATCCAAACTCATGGACTCTTGCATACGAAACGTTCGTTCCAACCGAGCCAACCACAGAATCGCCCTCAACTTGGGTTCGGCTGGTGATGCTTGAGCGCAGCAATCCAGTCCTTACATGCAGAACATCGCCAGATAGCTTTTGCTTGACGCGAGCCTCAACCTCAAGAGTTAGCGAGCGAATGACGCGCAACAGATTCGAGCGAACCTTGCCGCCCATCGCGGCCAAGCGAGCGCCAGCAACGGACGAATCCACCTCAACCTTAATCACGGCACCACCCTGCGGTAGTTATCGAGTACGCGCATGGTGTCTCGCGTCATGTCATATTGGGAGAACCCCGTTGATTGACCTTGGATTCCTTCGCTGGTGAGTCCAATGCGCTGACGGTCTTTGTATCGCTTGGACACCATCTCAACGCAGATGCGGTCGATGTCGAACGGCACATCGGAGTACCCTGCGGTGTAGCTCACCGAGACGTTTTTGATGCCAGATGCAAACACAGACGGGTTTGTGCCATCCAGCAAGTACAGGTATTTATCATCGAAGACGTAGCCGTTTCTTAGGCCGTCTGCGGATGCTTGAACCGCAACGCCACCAATGCTTACTGATGAGATTGCGGTGATTGGATAGTGGCGCAACCGGATTCTGTTGCGCCCCAAGCCATCCAGCTTGTCAGAGCGAGAGGCGGACTTAATCTCTCTATTGAGGAAATTGACGATATAGCCGCTCAGAGAGGTAACAAGCTCCTGAAGCAACGCATCCGAGCTTGAATCGGATATGCTCAGGTTTGCCTTAACCTTGGCAATCGTCGTTAGGTCTGATGCGTGAGCGGCCATATCTCACCGGAATTACTTGGAAGCGTTCTTGACCGCATCGGCGGCATCTTTTGCAACGCTCTCAGCAGCAGCAAGAACATCCTTGGCGGCGGCTTTTTCATCATCCGTCTTTGCGTCAGCCAACGCCTTCTTGGC